TCACTCCACTCACTTCTACCTTTTACATATCGTCTAACATTAATATGGTCGATGGTAACTTTACCATTTGTTATTTCTGGTCTTGAAGTTGCTTTCACTAAGTATGCAGGGATTCCCTCTATATACATAATGAACCTGTTTGACATCTTCGGTTCGAATGATGTAAACATTACTTCTGTTGGGTCTAATAGTTGTGCCATTTTTGTTTTCCTATGTTTCTAATTCTTTTATATAAATATAGTTTATTCTAAAAAATAGTTAGTTCCCCCAAAAATATTAGGGGAACGTAACTATTGTCTATATACTATTCTGGAAATGCTGCTCCAGTTGGTAGTACGTTAAAGTCAAGAACTATAAATTCTGCTGTTTTAGCAGGTTGTAAGAATATCTCTCCTACCATTATATTTCTATCAATTACATCTGGAGTATTATTGGTTTCATCCATAATAACTCTAAATGCATATAAACCTTGTCTTTGTTGAATTGATTCTAAGTAAGGATTAACGATTGATAAGAATCTATTTCTAGTAGCTGCAGTATTGTTTTCGAATACTAAGTACCTTGTAGATGATGCGATGAATTTCTTCACTGCAATTAACAATCTTCTTACATTGATTCTATCCAATGCCGATGGTTTAGCTTGTAAGGTTTTCTGTCCAAATACAGTTACACCTTGACCAGGGAACGTTGCAATAGGATTCAATCTACCTTCGTAAAGTGCATCTCTCTCTGCTCTAGTCAAACGAGTCTTAGCTTCAATTGCTGAAGTTAATCCACCTCTATTTAATCCGGCAGGTGCAAACCATTCAGCGGCCACTTGGTCGTTAAATGCGATAACACCAGGAAGTACTGCCGATGGCGGCACCCATACTGGTTTGTTTTTATCTGTATTAAGTATCTTAACCCAAGGATAGTAAGATGCTACATAATTTGAATCAAATGCTTGAACTGCGTTAGTTGCAGTTGAGATTGAATCAGCCCATGCAGATGCATCCATAATAAAGAATGTATCTTGTCTATCTTCACACATATCTTTAGCAAACGTAGTTACTGCAGAATGTAATCTGTGGATAAGACCAGGAATTACTAACATATTAATATCAAATTCATCAGGATTAGATACTGAGTTAATTGCTTTTCTAAATGCAATTGTTCCAGTCGCTGTATTTGATGAACAATCATACCCTTGTGTGTTTCCGGCAGTAATATCACCAGCAGTACTTACAATTCTATTTGGTTTGAATCCATCAAAACCACCTTGAAATGGTACTATAAACTTACGAGAGTTAATTGATGTAGTTGCATCTGATAATGAAATAGAACCTGAATTAGGTGATGTAGATGATGGGAAATTAGCTCCGGCATCTTGGTTATTATCTCCTAAGTAAAATGCAGTTCCTACAGTTGCAGTTCCTGTATCAGGTGTTGGTGCTAAAAACGCTAAGTTATCAGTTGTAGTTAAATCAAAATCAAATCCATAAAATTTCTTAGGATTGTATGAGTTATTGATTTGTTGTGCTGATACATATGCTGGATTCGGTACAGTAAATGCAGTTCCGAATGGATTTTGCAGTGCAGCGAAACCAAATGGTACTAAAGATGCGTCTATTGCTTCTTCTTTAACTGCATTAGTTACTTCTACTCTAATATTTTCCGAGTTATTAGGATAATCACCATTTGTTGATAATTTTCCATTAGCATCAACTGTAATATACTTATCACCAATCACTCTAACGATAAAGTTTGGAGAATTAGGGTCTAAGTTAACACCTTGAAATGATTCTACTAAGTTAGGTCTGATATCGCTATCAACTATACCTACAAATGGTGAACCAATAACTTTGTCTTGGTCTACTCTTCGTACAACTACAGTAAATGAACCATATTCAGAACCAGGTACTGAACCTGCGGGTTTAATATCCTGAATACCAATTTTAAATTCGTAGTTAGTGTTATTACCATGTGATAGAGTATGGAACTTAATTAAGTTAGTAGTATTACCACCAACTTTCTGTGATGTAATCCAAGGTGTTGATGCCTCAGTATATGCTTTAGAGTAATCAATATCTTTAGCAACATCTAATGTTACAACTGGAATCTCACCTGTTGCAAATGATTCTGATTGGAATGTTTTAAAATTTGCGAAGACATATGCGTCTTGTGCTCCTCTTGGTGAAAATCCAAATGATTTTGTAAAGTAATTACTATTTGTTGGATTTAAAGATGCTGAAAATACTGCTGCAGTAGCCTCAGAACCACTTGTTGTTAGTGTAAACAATGATGCTGACACATCAGTTGACCCAAATTGGTCTGATACCGAACTACTTTTAAATACGTCAGTATCGGATGTTACACCTGTAGTTGGGTGTAGTACACCTGCTAATTTAGTACCTGCTGATGAGGATATAATTAATCCGATTGGGTTTTCTAAGGTATACCCATCTTGTCCTAATACCCTAACGATTGTTGCTGTTCCTGCATCCTCTAAATAAGCCTGTGCAGTATATGGTAGATATGAATCTTCTGTCAATCCACCAAATACTTGTTGAAACTTTTGAAATGAGTCTACTGGGTACGGAACGAATGCAGGGCCCTTAACTGTAGACCCTATTAGTGCTGCTCCGATTTCACCAATTCCTTGGGGTAGAAACGACAAGTCCTTTTCTCTGGTAAATACACCAGGACTTACTATTCTTTCTGCCATTTTATTCTCCTATTATAATTTTTGGTTTATATACTAATAAATACTTCTAAAAATTGGAAACGATGTATATTTATGTCGATGGTGTAAACATACCTGTGTTTATATCAAATTCACCATCACCATACTTCTCTTTAAGTTCCCCTGCTAACTTAATTTCAGATTCTCTTAGCTTTAAGTATTGGTCTTTTAATTGATTTTTGAATTTTACAACATTATCTTTCTGAGCTTCGATTAAGGTTAATTCAATCTCAACTTCTCCTAACTTTGCGGTAACTTCTGAAAAATCGTTTCTAAACTTTTCTATTTTTTTAATTTCGTCTTCTTCAAACTTAATATTTTGTTTTTCAGTAACGTTTTTTACTTCTGCCATAACATTTATTTTTATTATACTAACTTATAGGTATAAATATTAAAATTATAATGTAAACACTAAGTGTCTAGTCTAGTATTCCACACAATCTTAGATGTGCCAAACGCCTTTTGAGAGTTCATTACTCGTTTACCCCTATCTTCAGGTATAATATATGCTTTTGATGTAAGAGTTACGTTACTTTTAACAATTCGCTCTTCACCTACCCCATTTGTTGTTTCGAACGAGTAAGATTCACCTTTGATTTGGAATTTATATCTTTCACCAAAGACCCCACCTTGAAAGTAAATGATTTGTTCAACCACTTTGTTTAAATCTTCCATATAATCACACCACACTATAACATCATAACTAATGTTAACATAATCTGGATTATCTACAATATGATACTCATCAATAGGTTTTGAATCTATTAGTTGCGAGAATGCATCGTATCTATTCTTAGGTGTATATTTTTTTACAAAGGTTCGTGATGTATCATCATCAGTCATTACCTTTAATTTTGAATATTCGGTGTTTACATCCAATGAGTTTCGTTTGAATGAGATTAATGGAGTCTGTGCTTTACCATTAGCATCTCTTATAAACCCATCTCTTTGTGCAGATACCCAATTTTCAGGTGATGCATATAATACAGGTACAGGAATAAAGTTCCCACCTTCTTCGATAGTAGGTCTGACATCTTTCTCTAAAAAATCTTTAAATGCTAAGTCAATATCGTATATACCAACTGATATATTTTTTACATCATCGTTTTTACGAGATATTTGTTTAGCTTTATTCAATATAGGGTCATCTGAAGTAGAACTTTGTGTTCTTTTCAAATCTACCTTCTCATCTCTATTTTGTCTATACTTTATTGCCATTATATACCTATTGGTAAGTCATTGTTATTATTATTAACACCCACTCTAACATCATCTTTTAAATTAAGTTGTGTTTTTCTTGCTACATGAGTTTCACATAGAATAGATAGATTATATCCTTGTGAATCACCACCATCCCAAGTTTCTGGATTCTTACCTGCGAAGAATTGATTTTGAAATATTACATCTACAATATGCTGCTCATCATTCCACTCAATTACATCACCAATCTCAGGAAACACATTTTTATCTTTTAATATGTCTCTTAAAAAATAAAAGTTTACATTTCTAGTATAAGATGAACCAAAATCATCAAATACCTGCTCAGCATTTGTTCTATCAACCAATGTGGGTATTTTTATAGGATTGTGGTATATTTTACTTTTACCCTCACCATATAAGTTAGATTTAGTATCTTCTATAATTAATTTATAGTAATACACTTCAGTATCTATGATATCCGTTATTAATTCTTTGTTTATTTTTCTAAACAAAGATGCATCTCGTTCTCCACCAAATAACGCCATTATATCAATCCTTTATTCATAATATTAGCCAATATAAATTGCTTTTGGAACTCTATTAAGAGTTAATTCCATAGCTTCTGATTCTTCTTGTTGTGCTTGTAACAATGCTTTTCTAGAAGTTGCTTCTAAGTTTTCTCTTAATTCTGAAATTAAGATTTCTTTTTCTGTAGATGCCTCACTTCTTAAATCTGCACCATCTAATGTTATTTCTGAGTTAGGAATTGGTACTGAACTAAACTTAGCTCTTACTGCACCTAACATTTCTTTAGCTAATGCCAATGCGTATTTGTGAATCCAACGTTTTCCTACATGATTTATTCTAGTGTATTTAATTCTATCAAATGGTGCGTTTGAATAATCAGATACTACTGAATTGTCTATGATTGGGTTTCTTCTTTCCAAATCTAATATATAATGGAAGTGTACTCTATAACTACTCTCAGGTATTGGGAATAATCTTACTCTGTTGTTTTGAATATCAAATCCATATTGAGATTTACGAACCATATCGTTAAATTCAATTGCTTGTAATCTTAAAAGGTCATCATACAAAGGTGACATCATAAATGAAACACCTGGTGAGTAGTTACCCCATCCAAATGTATCCATCATTTGTTGTGAACCTAATCCAGTTCCTACAAATGGGTCAAAGTA